GTGATTTTGAATAGAATTCTTCGTGATTTGAACTCATTTTTTGTTCCGTGAGCCTATTGGCCCGTAATAAATAAATTTGGTATGTAAGCGAGAGGGTTCTCATGCCATTTTTAGTTCCGTGAATTAATTATCATATGTACAGTAAGCGTGAGGGTTCTCTGTGCACTTTATAATTAAGCCGTATAAATAAATTTGTTTTCAATTCATTGATTGATGGTTCATTATTACACACGAGGTTTAGGTAGGATACCTATTCCAGTTAAGTTTTGTTTCTGAAAATCCAAAAACCCGTATCATATACAAACCCACAACATTAATACTTGTTATATTAAGAGTTAACTTTGCGCTCTTGAAGCGGTACAGACTTCTTATTATTTCTTTGTCTTATAATTGTGTTATATAATTCCAGCACTCGCCAGTGTTTGTTGGTACTTTAGGATTGAGTCCCTAAGGAATGGATTACGTCTGATGTCAGACCTTTTCCAAATAATTCATGATTTAATTGTAAGTCCTTGCAAGACATTGCCTTGTATTGTGATGAATCTACCTGATTATGAATTATTTTTATGTGTTATTTATGTTTTTATATATTTGTAGTGTATACACGTTACCCCCGTGTTTAAATAAAGTGGATAAAAATTAATTTATATTTTATAGTATCGTATAGACGTTACCCCCGTCTTTAAATAAAGAGGATAAAAATATATTGTTTAGTATACTGGATATAATATTGAAACTAGGAATAACATTTTGTTGGTGTATAATTTATGACTAATAACCAAGTGCCTCTCCGTTCTAATATGGACGACGCATGATCTATATGGTCTGGTGAAAACTTTATCGTACAAAGATTAACCTCTCCGCTCCGAGAAAGGACGACGTTAATAATCTTTTAAGTGATTTGTCATTTTATACCCCTAGTGGATTTTTATAATCCATACTCCACCACGTGAAGTCGAGGTGGGTTTTACCGATACTGAATCGAGAATCCCTGACTGGGTTTAATAATACGTCTTTTAAGATCCAGTGCTAATTACGAATTTACGATGACCCAACAAGCGATTAAAACGAGTGAATGTGTTACCAAATCACAATTGGTAAAGGATAGTAAAATAGTTTTGCGTCGTTTTTTGACGCATACTAAGGTAGGACACCGTATGTACCTACCAACAGGTAATCTACGAGCTCTTGAAAAGCTTGTGGAAGAAAAAGTTAATACCCAGTATCCTGATCTTGAGTATCAAACTTCGGAAACTGGAGGAGTAGCTGACGTTTTTAAAAACATATTGGCTACTTGTCGTGACACTTTAAGTGTTGGCGACGAAATTATTATGCAAGTAGAAGCTATATTAGCTTTTTTGTATAACTTGAAGCGTGTAGATGGTATGACGAGTCTGGTGGTTGCTATCACCTCTCTTAGTCATGGATTGAGATCTAAAAGTTGTGTAAACTTGGTATCAGTATTGGTTGGACATTTCAAAAAATGCTTTGGTATGTTCCAACGCCAATCTTGGTCTGAGGATATTGATAGTTTTGAAAGTTTTATTGATTTTACACGTGAAAATATTGATTTTTGTGAGGATATCAAAGAAACTCCATTGATGCAAAAACTGTATAAATTTGTTTGCTTTTGTGCATCATATTCTATCTTTGATAAGATCGGTATAGATTTTGATTTCTTAGGATATAATAAATTTGAATCTCATTATATCAAGGAGAAACATACATCTAAAACTGCATTTATGTATGCATTTTTTGATTTTATTACTTTGTTCCTGAAGCAATCTATACAAGCTGTCAAATTAGGTTCATACGAACCTTTTTATCATTCAAATGCAACCCACGCTGATTGGGTTAATAGTGTTATATTGCTGAAGAACCAAGAAAAATTGGTTAATGATCCAAACCCACATGGCTTTGATATTTTTGATTATAGAGCACGTTTGGAAACTGCTATTGAGCATGGCGCAGCAATTATGCGCATATCTTCTAATATGCCTAAATTTGCTAGAGATCGTTATGCTAAATTATGTGGTGATCTTCAATTGCTTAAAACTAATGATATATCTAAGCGATCTGCTCAACGTGATCGACCAGCTCCTTTTGGCGTGTTGTTATATGGGGGGTCGTCTCTTGGTAAAAGTACACTTATAAATGTACTTTTCCAATATTATGCAGCTAGATTTGGTTTGTCGAATGATACTAGTAGTAAGTATACACGAAACCCTGGTGAGAAATATTGGAACAATTTTTCTTCATCTCAATGGTGTATAGTTATGGATGATATAGCAGCTCAAAGCGCTACATTAGGCACAGCCGATCCATCTTTACAAGAGATTATTGGTGTTATGAATAATGTTGCTTATCAACCTGATCAAGCATCCATTGATGATAAAGGAAGAACACCCATGCGTGCTGAGCTGGTTATTGCTACAACAAATACTGAGCATTTAAATGCGCATGCATATTTTTCTTGTCCATTGGCTGTACAACGCCGTTTGCCATATGTTATTGAAGTCACTGTTAAAAGTGAGTTTCAGACCATGGGGATGTTGGATCATACCAAAGTTGTGAAGACTGAAGGTGAGTATCCGAACTTTTGGGACTTTATGGTCAAAAAGGTTGTACCAGCTTCTGACAGTACTGATAATCGTAAGGGTAAGACTGTGCTTATATCACGTTTTGAAAATATTGAGTCTTTACTACAATGGTTTGGTAAGACAGCTGACGTGCATAGAAAAGTTCAAGCCCAAATTGGTAAAGAAGATCGTGAGACAGCATCTATTAAAGTTTGTCCATTGTGTAATTTGCCAACGTATGTGTGTGCATGTGGTACTAATTGGAGTGATGATGAAAGACAAGTCTTAACTATTGGTGACAATTCAACTAGTTGGTACAGATCTTTGTACGGGCACCAAGAAGACATTTTGGACATATCTTACACACTAATGCATTTAGTGTTTTGGACATTATATAACTATGTGTCCTTGGCTTTTGGTAGTATAATTACCTACTATGTTTTTGGAGGTATGTTTACTAGTTGGTTTAATGATTGTTTTACATCGGATCGTGTTTTTGGCTTTATTGTTCGCCGCCTACCCTTAGGTGTTAGTCGTAGACTACGCAACGTAGTACCATACGTTAAAGTAATGGCACTATTATTAGCTGGTAGCGCATGTGCTAATATCATTATGGATAAAGTTGTTTCTAAGAAATATATTATTGTAGATAAGGATGGCAAGATGACATCAGCTAAAGATATTTCTGATGTAAAGCGTCTGCTTGGTAAAACCACTGAAGTAGATGATCTTATGAAATCTTACAACGGTGGCCATGAACAACAGGGTCTTGAAGATATTGGTAAAATTCCTCAAGCTGTAAAAGAACAAAGACAAAATGTGTGGTATAAAAATGATTTTGTAGTTTCAAATTTTGACGTTTCAGTAACCACAGCTTCATGGAAAGCCTTGACTACAAGCCAAGTTCGGAATTTAATAAGAAAGAATGTGGTTCGTGTAGAAATCAGTAAAGCTACTGATAATATTAAGCGACGGGGAGCCATGTTGGCCCTTGGTGGTCAGCTATATGCTACTAATAAGCATGGTCTTTTTGATGAGCATGTAATGATGTTTAATATTACGCGTACTTTTAAGGATTCTGGAGTTAGTGGAAACATTTCATGTACTGTTACGCGGTCACAGATGTATTTTCCCGACAATTCTGATATTGTATATATTGTTATTCCGAACTTGCCTCCAGCTAAAGACATCACATGTCTTATTCCTGAGGATACTTTTGGTGGTGTGTATAGTGGTGAATATGTTGGATATAATAAGGAGATGGTTCCTTATACAAATGTAGTTGACAGAATTGTGCCAAATGTAGTTCAGACTCCTAATGGAAGTGAACACCTTTTTATGGGACGATCTAAAGATTTGACTGTTAAAGGTGATTGTGGTAATCCATTGATTATAACTACACCCATGGGACCTGTTTTGGGTGGTATTCATTCTTTGGGTGATGCTAATCAAGTTGTAGCTGCTAGTCGTTTCTTCAAACGAGATGTTGAAAAGGCTTATGCTGAATTGAAAGCATTGAGTATTCAATGTGATGAGCCTATATTGAACGCTCCATCTGCGCCACACAGAAATGTTATTGATCTTGATACACGTTCGCCTTTTAGGTATTTGGAAGACGGATATGCCAATGTGTATGGATCTTTATCAGGTCCCCGTGTTGCCCATAAATCCGCTGTAGTTCCAACTTATTTTGCTGAACAGGTGAAGAAGCGAGATTATAAAGTCAAGTTTGGCAAACCAATGATGAAAGGCTGGAAACCATGGAGAATTGCTGCATTGGACATGGTTAATATCCCTATGGGTTTTAGACATGATATTTTGGAAACTGCAGTTGAAACATTTTCCGAAGATATTATATCTTTATTAAAACCAGAAGATTTAGCCCAAGTTCATGTGTATGATATGTTCACTGCAGTTAATGGTGCTGCTGGTGTAGCATATGTTGATAAGATGAATCGTGGTACATCAGCAGGATTTCCGTGGAATACTACTAAGAGACGATTTATTGAAGCCATGGGTGAAATGCATGGTTTACCTGATCCAGTGGAAATTAATGATGAAATACGTGATCGCGTAGAAATCATATTATCTAGATATAGAGAAGGTAAACGATATATGCCAGTGTTTAATGGTAATCTTAAGGATGAGCCAACGAAGTTTGCCAAGTGTGAGATTGGTAAAACGCGTGTCTTTGGAGGTGCGCCTTTCGATTGGAGCATTGTTAATAGAATGTATATGTTGCCATTAATTAGATTAATGCAAGATAACAGATATATCTTTGAAGGTGCTCCAGGTACTATAACACAATCTCGTGAATGGTCTGATATGTATGAGTATTTGACTTATTTTGGTAAAGATCGTATTGTTGCAGGCGATTATAAATCTTTTGATAAAAGTATGCCACCGATGTTCATTTTGGCCGCATTTCGCATTATGCGAAATATTTGTGAAACTGCAGGATATGATGAAGAAGCCCTTAAAATTGTCGACGGTTTAGCAGTGGACACAGCTTTCCCATTGTTTAATTTGAATGGTGATCTTGTTGAATTTTATGGAAGTAATCCATCTGGTCATCCTTTAACAGTTATCGTAAATGGTCTAGCAAATGCCTTATATATGCGATATTGCTATATCATTTTAAATCCTGAACATGAATCAAACTCGTTTAAGGAAAATGTGCATTTGATGACGTATGGTGATGATAATGTTATGGGAATTAGTAGAGATATTGAATGGTTTAATCATACAAATATTCAAAAGGTTTTGTCCGAGCACGGAGTCACATATACTATGGCTGACAAAGAGTCCGAATCCGTGCCTTTTATAGATATTGATAATGTAACTTTCTTAAAGCGTGCATGGCGGTGGGATGGTGATGTTAATGCTTATTTAGCACCACTTGAACACGAATCTATTGAAAAAATGTTATTGACATGTGTTGAATCGAAGAGTGTTTGTCCACAGCAACAAGCCGTATCCATTGCTACAAGTGCGGTGAATGAATATTTCTTTTATGGAAGAGAGATATTTGAAAAGAAACGAGCA